CCATACTACTTGATCAGAAGTCATTGGCATTTCAGCTCCTACCATTCTTAAGAAACCACCTAAGGTTCTATTTCCATAACGCTCTACTTCAGCTTCATAGATTTCTGGTAAGTACTGTTGTGCGAAGTCACTCGTTCCATCAGTAAAGTTTAAATAATTGCCTTCTAGGGCTTGTTTTTTTGGTGTTGGGATTAAACTTCCAAACACTGGGCTTACATTTGCCATAATTTTAATTTTTTTTAGTTAAATTTTTTTGTTTTAATTCTAAGTTTAGAAGAATCAGGGCCTGTTATTGACTTAACTTTTATTCCGTTTACGAATTCACCTGAGCCAGTTTGCCTTGGCTCTGTGCTAGGATTTTTAGACTTGTTAACTATTTCTTTAGTAGCGTCTGTTCTTCCTTGTTCGTAAAAATGATTAATAATCTTGTCAGCATTTGAAGCAATGTAAATAGCTTTGTGATAACCTTTAGTGTCTTTTATATTACCGCTTTCGTCAAGAAACTTTCCTACGAAATTGTTAATACTTGATTGGTTCTCTGCAACTTTATTAGGATCTTGTAAACCATATCTAAACTTCTTTTCACCTACATTGAAGTCAAAACCTTTGAATTCATTAGTAAAGTAATCATTTGTTTTTGATTTAAAGTCCGAATGCTGTTGCTCAGCTATCTTCTGATCTTCTTGATATCGGTTGAAAAACTCCATTGCTTTTTGTTGTTCCTGAGTAACGCCGGGTCTCAACTTGATTTCGTCGTAATATTTACTCTTGGTATTTTCCAAAAAGCCTTTTGCTTTTGCAACTTCTTCTTTAAACGCAATTTTCTTTTTGCGTATATCTCTTTCCTCATCTAAGTCTTCGTCATAGTCGTAGTCTTCTAATAGTAGGCTAACGTCATCTGATTCTAAATAAGGTTTTGTTTGTTTGTAATATTCTTTTAATAGTGTTTTATCATCAACACTTGAGTAGTCTGCATTCAACCTAACATAGTCTTCTAATGATCCACCGGTTTCTTCCATAAAAGAAACTAGCTTTTCAATGTTTTCTGGTAATTTAGCACCTGTTTCTTCGTTGTTAGTTAAAGCGTTATCAAATTGTTCTTCTAAAACCTCTACTTCATTTTGAACTTCTTCATCCACAATTTCTATAATACCATCTTTTACAGTATCATCTGGTGTATCATTAACAACCACCACAGGCTCTCCAACTCCACTTTCTTCAACTTCTGGTATTACTACCTTAGCGACTTCTTCAGCTACTGGTTCTTTTACTTCATCTATGTTAACCTTTATAGGCTCGTTAGATTGATTACCTAATTGCTTAGGACTTGTTTTCTTGGATTTGATTTTAAAATCCCCCTCTTGTTTTACTTCTGACATAATATAATATAATTAAATAATTGTTTATTAGCTAGGGCCAAACTCTTCTATTCCGAATCCACCTAACACATCATTTCCTGATGATTCAAAGTTTTTAGGTAATCCTTCTGTTTGTCTTTGTTGTATTAACTCAGACTGCTGGGATCCCTGCATTTTTATTCTTTTATCTTTTCTATCTTCAATTTCTTTTTCTTTACTTCCTTCTGCATTTGCTCTTACTTGAGCTAGTTGCATATTAAAGTTAAACTCCTCGGCCATTAATTCTCTTTTTATTTGAGCTTCAGTTTGCATTCTTTGTATTTCAAACTGTGACTTAGCTTGCTCTATACTAACTTTTTCTTGTGTGAGTGCTTGTTGTTTCTGTACTTCAGCCATTGCTGCTTTTTCAGATGCTTCAGCATTTGCTTGTGCTTGCGCTTGAATGTTAGCTTGTTGCTGTTCTTGTTCTCTTTTTATTTTTTGAGTTTGCCTAAGTTTCAAAAATTGATTAGCTAACTTTATATTTTTAATTTGCCTAATATCAATTGCATCAGATAAAGCAATTGCTTGTGTTTGCAGAGCTACCTGTATGTTTTGCTCTAGTAAAGCTTTTTCTTCATCTTCTGGCTCTAACTCTAAATAAATACCAAAATCATGCAACTGCAAATTCATTAACTCTTCTAGAGTTTTAGTATTGAACGTACTTATAGCGTTTGTTAAAGCATTTTCTGTTAAAGGATTTTCAATAACATCAGCTACTTTTAAACTTATATTTTCACAAGTTCTAACGGTTAAGTACAATAAAGAATCTAATACGTGCTTAGTTGCAATATTAGAAGCATTAGCCGCCATTTTCTGCAAACCTACTAATGAGTCTTTAGCTGGTGCGCTACCATCCCTTGCTTCATTTAATCCGGTTACATCTCTTATCATTTGCAAATAATACTGATATGTACCTATTAAACTTTGTATTTTTCCTTGACCACTTGAAGACGATAATTCTTGCACAGGTACTTTACCTCTGTTTAATTCACCGTCTTGAGTCAATGATCTACCTACAACAGAACCTGTTTGGAAATACATGTTCAACGCCTCTGCTGGGTTGTATGTTGTGCCGTTACCTAAATCAACTTCAGCTAAACCATCCATATCTAAGAATACACCATCTGGAACTATTCTAGACATTACTTGTTGTAATTTAAGATGCGTTATTTGAATCATATCAGCAAAGCTAGTAATTTTACTGACTATAGACTCTATACGCCCCTTATACATCCTAGGTGCAGATATACAGTAATTCATCATTACCTTTGTAGTATCAGCTGTTGGTCTAGTCATATTCTCAGCCAACTTCCACTCTAGCATTATATTTGTACCTAACACTTTAGCTCCAGTATATAAAACTTCTATTGTTCTAGATATTCTTTCAAAGTTATCATTAGCTGGAGGATTAAACGTGTCAGGCTTTTCTAATGTTTTCTCTAATCCTTGATCTGTTTTCTTTATTTTAAATACTTGGTCTGAATACGTTTTGTACTCAAAGTACAATACTTGTATTGTATTTTCATCATAATTACCCCAGTTAGTTACATACTGCGAATTGCCAGGCATATCCTGTATTTTTTCTAATTCAGCTGGTGATAAATTTGGAAACTGCTTTTTAAGCTCTGCTAAAGAAATTGATTTAACTTCACCCACATAATATATATCCTCAAAGTTTGGATCCTCTGTGTATGAATAAATCATATTAGCTGGATCAACATAATCAGTAACTATACCTTCTGCTTTGTTAAACGATGTTTTAACAGCTCCAATACCTATAGTAGTTAAATCATGAGCCAACCGTTTTTTTGTTTGCTCATACTTATTAAAAGCTAATACATTATTTATAACCTCCTCTTCTGCAATTTCTACATTCTGCTTAGGAGTCATTTGTAAATGTATATCTAACTCTTCTCTGTTCTCAGGTAAACTTTCTAAGTCTCCTGTTGTTGAAAAGTCCATACCTAAGTTTTGCTTTATGTTTAACAAAGCTTTTTTGGTATTCATATCTTTTTCAACAGCCGCTGCGTAATCAGTTCTGCTTTTTACAGAAAATGGATCTTGAGCAAAAGCATTTATATCGTATGACTTATTTGACATACCGTTTACAACGATATCAACAAATTTTGATATAACCGGTATTGGCTTCCAGTCTAAATTAAGATAAGATAAATCACCATTAATAGACAATTCATCTTTATACTTCTGTATTGATTGCTCACCTCTAGCGTATAAACGTAGTGAGTGAAAACTATTCCAATTGTTTAAGTATCTATTACCGTTACCTCTTCCTTGATTGAACCATTCTTGTTCAATAGCTCTAGAGACTTGTAAGCCGTAATCATAACTAGCTTTTACTTCGTCGCTAACAACCTGGTTAGGGAAAGAACTATCGGTATTTGTTTGTATTTTCATTTATCTTAATATTTTAGACGTAGAACCTCTATTGTCATATCTTTTAATTCCTAAATCGTAAACCTTTTTTTGCACTGGACTAACTGGTGAATATAGGTTTTTGTTACAAGCCATTATTGCTAAACCAGAACTTATAGAAGCATCATGCTTTGTTCTATTGTTTATATTGAATTTACCCCAGTCTTCTAATGTTCTTTGAAAGTACATATCTCCATAGCCAGCTTCTGTTTGTCCAACACAAGTTTCTATATAGGATTCTATAGCTGCAGCATGTGCTTGCTTTATATCTTCACTGGAGTTTGGTATACCGCCAATTTCTCTTTCAGTTACAGATAATTTGTTTAATCTTTTGTCAGGTCTATTCATTGAGAAACCCCTATAACCTCTTCTTTTGAAATGATACAGTAATCTAGGTTTGTTATTTTCAGCAAGTATTGGCATACCATAAAATATGCAAGCCATTAATACATCTTCAAAAAATATCTCAGCAGTTTGTGGTCTAGCTATATATTCTAAAAAGAATCTGTTAGGTGGAACATCCTCCATGCTAAACTTAGTTAAACCGTGCAAAGCTCCGTTAGAACCTCTTTTATCAACTGTACCTGATATATCATAACTGTCACAGCCAAAAGCACCACAGTGTTCGTTACCTGGATATTTTGTATTACCTTTTGTTATAACTCTATTTTGCATTTGCACAGGTGGCACCCAACTAACGTTGAACCTACCGTTTTTATTTGGTACAAATATTACCTTAGTATCTTTTATACCGTTTTCCCACATAAAACTTCCAGTGGTTATTATCGATGTATTTCTAAGGTCTTCATTATAATCTATTTGTTCATATATCTTCGTTAAATTAAACAAAGATTGTTTTGCTTCATCTCTAAAAGCGTGTTGTTCTGTTCTCGGAAATTGACGATAGTATTCATTTAAACCATCTTGATCTCCTTTTAATCCTTCAACTTCATTTGTCCAGTATTCAATTACACCTTGCTTTATAGGCGATCCATCAGGTCCTTCAGCTGGTTTTTTTGGCGTTTCAAATACAGGAAATCCATAAGAATCAATGTAGCCTTCGTAGTTCCATTCCATAGGAATGAACAAGCTATAGAGTCCCGAACGAGTCTGTCCATTTGCATTTCTTTTTGTTGCGTCGGAGTCATAGTATAGTTTTTTAAAGTTCTCACCACCTTTGTCTAAAGCATTTGATGTACTACCCATCATACACTTACCTATAATTTTTGAACCTAACCTTAAACAAGTTTTTGTAACTCTCCAGTTATTTAATATATTTGTAGGTCTTTCCCATTTACCACTTTCATCGTGGACTAATAGTTTTAATTTTTCACCGTCGTACGAGTTGTCCCCGGTGTTCTTCCAGTCGATCGTTGTATCGAGACCGGTGATTTCCTGTAGCTTCTCATTGGTGTCAAGCTTTTTTCTGGTAAATTTGGACGCTGGTACCCTGTACGCGAGTTCTGTCTTCGGCCTGTCCATACCGTCCTGGATGGGCTTGAAGAAAAAGGGGTAATTAACTGAGATGGGTACGACCTTATCAGTAAACATCTTTTTGGCGTCTGGCCCGGACTTTGATAAAATGCCAAATCTTGAATCTGTGGATATTGTTGCTTGATTAACCGTCTCGCCTGATGCCATGAAAGAGAAACCTGAACGTCGGTTTTTAAGATAACACATTCCGTAACACCGTACATCTGCTTTACAGGCTTCCCAGAATATAAAGAATAATCTGTTTGATTCCCTAAAGTCTGCTGCCCCAACATCAATTTTGGACCACTGCAAGTACATGTAGTGAGTGCCAGTAATATAAGAAGGCTTGTCTTTATTGTAAAACCAAAAACCTTCTTCACGCCTTTTAAATTCTGTATCAATATAGTCATACCATTTTTCTTTAAATTGTGAAGGGTATTCGTCCCAATCAAATACTGATTTTATTTTTGAAAGCTCTTTTGGGTATTCCATGTGTTTCCACTTGTCTCCTTCAAATTTAATAACATCATTTTCTTTTGGTAATGCTATTTTTACTCCTTGTATCTCGTAAACCTCTCCTATCTGGCCGGTCTTACTGATTACAACTACGTCGTGTTCTTCGTTATAACCGTACTCCCACTTCTTATATCTGTTCAACCTTTTTAATATCTTAGGTTTAATATAGTCTTTTAATATTGCTACTAAGGTTTGTTCGTACATTATCTAGATCTTCCTTCTGCAAAACCTCTAAAAGCTTTTTCTTCTTTAGCTTCTTTTGGATTTTCATTTAATCTTT